GTGGCGAGCCCGACTACGACGTCCTGTCGTCGTTCTACTGACCGCCCGGGAGGCGACGTGCGCGAGCTCGTGACGACCCTCCTGGAGGTCCTCGGCCTGCTGCTACTGGCTGCCGGTGGCGGCCTGCTCACAGCCTCCGTCTCGTCGCCGGCCGCCGGGCTGATGTTCGCCGGGTCGTTCCTCATCACCTCGTCGTGGCTTGCGACCAGGCCCCGGAAGGGTGACCGATGAGCCTGCTGTTCAAGCACCGCGACCTCGCTGCGGTGGAGATCGTCGAGCGGTCCCGCGGCTTGGTCGCCGGGACCGCGAACGTCAACGCCGAGAACGCCATGCGGCATTCGGCTGTGTGGGCGTGCCTGCGGCTGCGCGCGGACCTGATCTCCACCATGCCGGTGGACGTGTTTCGCCGCTCGGGCGGCGTTCAGGTCGAAGTGACGAAGCCGTCCCTGCTGGTCACCCCGGACGGCGTTTCGGACGTCACGGAGTGGCTCTACTCGTCGCAGGTCGACCTCGACCGGTACGGCAACGCCTACGGCGTCATCACCGCCAAGGACGCCGCAGGCAAGCCGATGAAGGTCGACCTGGTCTCGGCCGGCGAGGTGTCGGTGCGGGCGAAGGGCTCGACGATCACGAAGTACCGCATCGGCCGCACCGAGTACGACCCGAGCATGGTGTGGCACGAGCGCCAGTTCACCGTCGCGGGCCTGCCGGTCGGACTGTCGCCGATCAGCTACGCGGCCATGAGTATCGGCGGCTACCTCTCGGCGCAGCAGTTCGCGCTCGACTGGTTCACCAACGGCGCCGGGCCGAGCGGGCACCTGCAGAACACGCAGAAGACGGTAGCGCCCGGTGAGGCAACTACGGTCAAGGAGCGGTTCAAGGCCGCGATCCTCAACCGTGACGTGTTCGTGTCCGGCTCCGACTGGACGTACAACCCACTCGTGGCAGCGGCGAACGATGCCGCGTTCCTCGACGAGATGAAGTTCGGCGTCGCAGACGTGTGCCGGTTCTTCGGCGTTCCGGGCGACATGATCGACGCGGAGTCCTCGTCGGGGTCGATCACCTACGCGAACGTGACGCAGCGGAACCTGCAGCTGCTCATCCTCAACCTCGGCCCGGCGATCACTCGCCGCGAGAAGGCTTTGTCGGCCGCCTTGCCGGCTCCGCGCTACGTCAAGTTCAACACCGATGCGCTGCTTCGCATGGACCCGTCCGGCCGAGCTGCGGTCATCAAGCAGGCCATCGACGGGCGGTGGCTGACTCCTGACGAGGCGCGCGAGCTGGAGGACCGACAGCCGCTCACCCCCGAGCAGGAGTCGCAGTTCGACCGCCTGTTCGGATCGAGGACCCAGGCCCAGGCCCCCACCACCGGAGTGAAGCCGTGACCGACCCATACCTCGCCGCCGCGGTTGCCCGCGCTGCCGGCACCGCCGCCCCCGCATCACGTCCGTCCGAGCGTCGTGCGAGCCCCGAACCGGGCGAGCTGCGCGGCGTCGTCCGCGTGACCCTCGACCCGTTGGCCGAGGTGCGAGAGATCACCCGCAACGGCCTCACGGTCGTGCGTATCGGCGGGTACGCGAGCGTCACCGAGTCGCCCTACGACATGTTCGACATGTTCGGCCCGTACACCGAGGTTGTGTCGCGGGGCGCGTTCGGCAAGACCCTCGCCGCATCGCCGCTGGTGGAGTTCACGGTCAACCACGGCGCGGGTGGGTCGCTGCCGATGGCGCACACCCGCAACGACACCCTCGACTTGGCCGAGGACGACACGGGCCTGCGCTACGACGCCTACGTCGACCCCAAGCGCGCCGACGTGAAGGTGATGCTCGCCGCGATGCAGCGCGGCGACCTCGCCGAGGCGTCGTTCAAGTTCCGCATCACCGCCGGCCAGTGGTCCCCCGACTACACCGAGTACCGCATCGACGGCACGGACCTCGACCGGGGCGACGTGTCGGCGGTCAACTTCGGCGCCAACCCCGCCGCCACGAGCGGCGTGCGAGCGGCAGCCGAGGCCGCAGCAGCCCACGTCGCGGCGGCCGCCGCCGAGGCCGCTGAGCGCATCAAGGACGCCCCGGTCCCCGACGACGAGTGGACCCGCCCGCGCCGCTAGGCGCCCCACGACTCCCCGCCTCCGGGCGGGTGACACCGCACGGCCCGTAGGACCCCCCGCCACGGCCAGGGGCACCGCCAGTCGCCAGGTGAACGCACCACCTCACCCCATCGACAGGCGTGGCCCAGCCATGCCGGAAGGAGTCACGACCGTGACCCTCAAGGAGCTCATCGCGAAGCGGGAGGCCGAGCGCGCCGCGCTCATCGCCGAGCGCAACGCCCTGTCCGCGTCGCTTCGCGACGCCCACGCCGCCGACGACGCGGAAAAGGTGACCAAGCTGCGCACGCAGGTCGGCGCCCACGACGCCGCCGTCAACACCATCGACGCGAAGATCGCCGAGCTGCGCGCGGACGCCGCCGCCGACGACGTCGCCGACGAGCGCGCCGCCACCGTCGGCGAGACCGCGCCCCCCCCCAAGTACGACGAGGTGGCCCGCGTCGGCGCCGAGGCCCGCACCTACAGCCCCGACACCGACAACACCGGCCGCAAGTTCGTGACCGACGTCGCCCGGAACTTCCTGTACGGCGACATCGGCTCGCGCGAGCGCCTCTCCCGGCACATGGCCGAGGAGCAGGTCGAGCGCGGCCAGTGGCTCGAGCGCGCCGCCGGCGACGCGACGACCGGCGCCTTCGCCGGCCTGACCGTGCCGCAGTACCTCGTCGACCTCGTCGCCCCCAACGCCAAGGCAGGCCGCCCGTTCGCCGACGCGATCCGCAAGCACCCCCTGCCCGCGCAGGGCATGAGCGTGGAGATCTCGAAGATCACCACGGGCACCTCGACGGCGATCCAGTCCTCGCAGCTCGGCGCCGTCTCGGCGACGAGCATCGACGACACGCAGCTGTCGATCTCGGTGCAGACCAACGCCGGCCAGCAGACGGTCTCCCGCCAGGCCGTCGAGCGGTCCTCGTCCGCTCTCGACATCGTGCTGGAGGACCTCTTCCGGTCCTACGGCACGACGCTCGACAGCACCCTGCTCACGCAGGCGACCAACGGCCTCGGTGCTGCCGCGACCAGCATCGCCTACACCGACGCCTCCCCGACGGCGGCCGAGCTGTACCCGAAGCTGCTCGCCGGGTCCGCCGCCGTCGAGGCCGCGCTGCTCGACATGGACCAGGCCGACCTGATCTACGTCATGCACTCGCGGCGCTGGCACTGGCTGCAGTCGCAGGTCGCCTCGACCTGGCCGACGATGGCGCAGCCGGGCATCCCGATGCAGGCGCAGGGCTCCAACTACGGGGAGGCCTACGGGCGCGGCTTCCGCGGCCTGCTCCCCAACGGCGCCCCGGTCATCGTCGACAACAACATCCCGACGAACCTCGGCGCTGGCACCAACGAGGACGAGATCTACGTCGTCGCCCAGTCGGAGTCGCACCTGTGGGAGGACCCCAACGCCCCGGTGTTCATCCGGGCGGAGCAGACCGCGGCGGCCAGCCTCGGCGTCCTGCTCGTGGCCTACGGCTACTTCGCCTACACCTTCACCCGCCGGGCGCACGCGCAGCGCATCGGCGGCACCGGCCTCGTGACGCCCACGTTCTGAGCCGGCCTCTGACTCTCTCCCCCCGGCCGCGACCCGGCCGAGGGGAGGGGGTGAGCGTCCGACCTCAAGGAGGAGAGCCCCATGGCAGAGGACACCGCGCCCGAGCGCGACCCGTACATCGACGCCCTGCTCGAGAAGCGTCGCGGCTACGAGGTGCGCGGCCTGGCCGATCGCAAGGCCGCCGTCGACGAGCAGCTCAAGGCCCGCGGCTACGCCGTCCCGGTCGAGCGCAAGGCGCCCAGCGGCCAGACCACCGCGCGCGCCCGCAAGTCCTGACCCCACCCCATCGACGAGAGGACCGCCCATGATCGACGTCGGCGACGTGGTCACCCTCTCCGTCGAGGTCCGGGACGCGGACAACAACCTCGCCAACGCGGGTGCGATGACCCTCACGGTCACCGCGCCCGACGGCACGGTCGGCTCACCGGCCACGATCACTCCGACGTCGACCGGGGTCTACTCGGCGACGACGACGGCCGCCGAGGGCCTGCACGACGTCCTGTGGACGGCGACCGGAGCTAACGCGGGCAAGCACCGCGACTGCTTCATGGCGGGGCCGTACCTGCCGCTGGTGAGCATCGCCGACCTGATCAGCGCCCTCGGCTCGGGGTACGTGGCCGCCGACGCGGATCGGCTCCGCGACACCCTCGCCGCGGCCTCGGCGGTCATCGAGGCGCACCGTCCGGTCCGGCGCCGCACGGCGACGTGGACTGCCGGCGGCGGGCGCAACGCGATCGCACTGCCGTGGAAGCCGGTCCAGTCGATCACCTCCGTGGTCGAGTCCGGGGTCACCCTGTCCGCCTCGGACTACGTCCTCGACCCGACGTCGTGCCTGCTCCACCGCGGCTCGACCGGGTACGGGACGTGGACCTCCGGGATCGCGAACGTCGTCGTGACGGCCGTGGTCGGCTACAACGCCCCGCCGCGCCTGGCGATGGAGGCGACGATCGAGCAGGCCCGCCACATGTGGGAGACCCGCCGCGGCGGGGCAGCCCGCGGCGGGCAGTTCGGCGGCGCAGAGGACGGCTACATCCCCGGCGCCGCCCACCTGATCACGTACCGCGCGGCCGAGCTGCTCGATCGCATCGAGCCGGCCGACTCCCTGCCCGGGTTCGCCTGATGCCCTCGTCGCTGCTCGCGGTCAAGGACGCGGTGAAGGCCGCGTGCGACTCGCTGTTCCCGTCGGCGCTGGTCACCTTCGGCCACCCCGGCTACCTCGCGGGCCTGCCCGAGAACATCATCGCGGTGCGCGGGGCGCGCTCGACAGTGGCCGAGGGGCCGATGGGCCGCTCGCGGCGCGCGACCGACGAGGACGTCGAGGTCGACGTCGTCATCTCCTGCTGGTCGGGCACCCGCACCCAGCGCGACGTCACCGCCACCGCCTCGGGCTACCTGGACTCCCTGACCGACTACTGCGCCACCTCAGCCACGACCGCCCTCGGCGGCGCTGGCGGGTGCCTGTGGTCGCTGGTCACCGCCTGGGAGCTCGCCGAGACCGAGGACCCCGAGGACATGGCCGCCGGCCGTGTCGCCGAGATCGCCGTCACCATCACTGCCCGTTGCCGTCGCTAGGAGCCCTGTCGTGACCCTCATCCGCAACGCCTCGCCACTGGGCGAGGTCGTCAACGCCTTCACCGGCGTCGTCCCCGCCGGTGGCGAGGTCGACGTGCCCGAGGACGTCGCCGCAGCCCTGTGCGAGCAGGAGTCGTGGGAGCCCGTCAAGTCGCCCGCCAAGGGCAAGACCACCCCCCAGGAGGGCTGAGACATGGCCGGTCTGCAGGACATGAGCGCGGGCTTCAAGAAGGAGTCCACCTACGGCACGGCCGTCACGGTCGACCGGTGGAACGAGTTCACCGACGACTCCGACGGCTTCGACCTCGACGGGTTCGAGCGGGTCCAGGGCAAGGGGATGCGGGTCGGCTCCCGCGTGGCCCGCTCGGGGCGCCGTGTCACCACCAAGCGCGGCGCGGCCGGCTCGTTCGGCTACGAGCTGTTCAGCAAGGGCCAGGGCACCCTGTGGGAGCTCGTCTTCGGCTCGGGCACCTCGACCCTGGTCAGCGGCACCACCTACCAGCAGGTGTTCACCCTCGCGGACACGCCGCTCTCGGCGACGTGGCAGCAGGGCATCGTCGACTCGACCGGTACGGTGAACCCGTTCACGTTCCCCGGCACGGTCGTGACGAAGTGCGAGTTCTCCTGCGACGACTCGATCGCGGTGGCGAAGGTCGACCTCGATGCCCGCGACATCGCGACCGCGACGGCCTATGCCGCGCCGACGATGCCCACGACCGGGAACCTGTTCGCCTTCGCCTCGTCGGTGATCACCCTCGGCGGCACCGTCACCGCGCCGACGACGACCGCGCTCGCGTCGGGCGGCACGGCGGTCACGAACGTGGAGTCGTGGTCGTGCGAGATCGACCGCGCCCCCAACGTCGGGCGCTTCACCCACGGCAACGCGGGCCTGAAGTCCAAGCCGCTGGTCACCGGCGGGCAGGGGATCACCGGGAAGCTGTCGCTCGAGTACGTCGACAACACCGTGCGCGACGCGATCATCAACGACACCGCGCTCCCGCTGACGATCACCATGTCCGGCGGGGCGCTGTCGGCGGGGAACGAGACGTGGCAGCTGGTGCTTCCGGAGGTCAAGCTCGACGCGAAGGGCCTGCCCAAGCAGGGCGGGGGCGACCTGCCCAAGCTCGACGTCACGTACACCGCGCTGGACAACCTCACGGCCACGCAGCCGATCTGGCTGGTCTGCCGCA